CCCACCATACATATAACTAGAAGTTGTTAAATCTGAACCACCAACACGCATACGCAAATTTAATTGAGTTGCAGAAGAACAAGCGGCTTTAACTAAAATTTTGTAATTTGTATAAGTTGCACTAAAAACATCATTAACAGATTGACTGGCTACTGCACTAAAACTAGTCGTATTAATTAAAGTTAAACCTTGTGAAGTTGTTGGGGCAACAGAAACCCAGTTTGTGCCGTTATAGGCTTCAACCTTGTCAGTATCAGTTAAATAAGAAACCATTCCCTCTTCAAAGTTTGCCGTACCGATAGCAGAACTTCTAGCAGCAGAACCACCAAAAACCATAACGCTTTGGTCCATTAAATAATTTTGCACATTTGAAGCTGTAAGAACTTCACCTGCTGTGAACGTTCTAAAACCTGAACCCACTACGACTCCTTAAAAACCTAAACGATTTGTGTCTAGGATACCAAACTCTAAGTCATCCAAAACCAAACTTGCATAATCTAAGGTTTGGAAACCAAAAGTAATTCTGTGAGACATTGGAAGCATCTCATGGTCAATCTTAATAATAGTTGCATATTTGTCTATCTGCGACCCAACATTGTTAGGGGTGAACTTAATACGCGCTGTTTCCCCAATTTCAAGACCTAACACACTTGCTTGGTCAGTTGGTGATAAAGCCTCTAGTTGGACTGTAAGGCTTTCAAAACGGTACTCAGGCTCAGAATATTGACCAAGAAGATAATTAGCCAACTCAAGGGCATCAGCATCAGTATTCATCAAAAGACCAGATTGGATTAGAGCTTGTTGTCCATAAGAGTTAATAGAATCATCATCTTGAACAATCGCTGTGCCACCATTATTTCTTTCAATCTGAATATAGTTATACAAAAGTTCTGAACCGTAAACAACTTGAACATCACTAAATTCAACACCTGTACCATCATCAGAGAAAGTTACAAGACCAGCAGAAACAGGTGCAACGCTTCTGTCTTTGAAAACAATGAAACCATCAGCACCCATGAAAATAGAACCAGGTTCAGTACTTGTAACAATTTGCAAATATTCTAAAACGTTTGTTCCGTCTTCAATAACGTCAGCTTGAAGAGTTGTTGCACCAGTATCAATATCTCTTAAAGATGCTGGCCAATTAACTTCTGTTCTATCTAAAATTGCGTTTATTCTTGCACCAGTTTTTTGTGAAGTTTCAGTACTTGCCGTTAAAGCTCTTTGTGCAAGCAATGTGAAACCATCAACACAATCAGCACTAGCCAAAGATAAACCTGAAATATCGTAGTTAAGATTCCAGTCATCAACAACACCGTAAAAGACTGCTGAGCCACCTGTTTCAACTTTGATTGTTCTTTTAGGAATAATTTGACCAAAGAAAGGGCTTGCTGTGTTCTCAGGGTCAAAAGCACGAGAGTTGTTATTAAATTCAATTGCTGCGCCACCTGCTGTAAATCTGTCTAACTGACGAGACTTACCACGTCTTACAGAAACAGAACGCACATACTCTGTAACGTCATAAAACAAAGTTCCACCAAGTGTGTATTCAGTATTATCTAAAACACCTTGAACAGGGTCATCAAGAATAAAAAATGGGCCACCAAGAGCTGATAAATCAAAACCTATTTCAACAGTTGTTGCAGGAATTGCCATTACGCACTCGCAAAGACTGGGCCAGAAGTCTTCTCAAACTTCTTAATTGCATCCACAATTTCTCTACCAACTTGTGAACCTGAAGTTCCAATACCAGCATTAACCACAATGTTGTAAGTTGCACCCATGCCGACAGAGTTAGCACCTGACAAAGGAATTACAGCTTCAGGGCCAGCCTCACCAATAAGTGCATTAGTTGGGCCTGTCACAATTCCACCTTTAGCCAACTTAATTGTTTTATTATTCAAAGCTGTTGCAAGTGCTGTGTAATGACGTGTTGCAGGGTCAGTAAATTTGGAAATGCTTGCTATTTGTTTATTTGTAAGAATTGGTTTTCGAATATCTTGTTTGAGTTGCCCTGAAGATGGTGGTGTTCCAGTCACAGATGGTGAAGTCTCACCAGTTGTTAAACTTCTTTGTAAAGCTAAAAGTTCATTTTTTGCTGCTTCTAGAGATGCTCTTATTCCTGCAACAAGTGCTTCGCCTTGACGTACACCCTCACCGTAAAATACATCTGCGCCATATTCGCCAATAACATTAGCAATGGAATCAACTGAAGCAACAAGTGTATTAACTTGTTCAATCATTGTTGCGCCACCAGCAATAATCTCATCAGCAATTTTTGAACCTGCCTCAAAACCAGCATCTAAGACTTGTTGAATTGCTCTTTCAGATAAACCACCAACAATAAGTTTTTTAACTTTGTCAGCAAATACTGTTGCATCTGCTGCTTGTTTAGTTATGTTTTGAATAAAACTTCCCTCTTCAGCAGCATCACCAAAATTCAAAATGCCAGTCACAACTCCTTTAATAGAGTTCTTAAACGAAGTGAAAGCACTTTTCGCGCTGTCTAATTGATTTTCTGCACTTCTTAAAGAGTCTTCTAGATTATCTACAATGGTTTGTGCTGCTTTTTTAGCTTCTTCTTTCAGTTTCTTTAAGGCTTCTTTAGCTTTTCCTGCTTTAGTTGAGGTGTTTTCTAATTGAGCATTGCTGTCATCAAGGAAAGGATTTAAGTCACCAGATAAAGTTGAACCTAAGTCACTTGCTTCATCACTAAGACCTGAAACTTTCTTTCCAGCATCAACTGAGGCAAAAGAGATACGTTTGAATGAGACTTCTCCAAGTTCACCAATTTTTTTAATATCTGCACCAAAGAACTGAAGAACACCAATAACTAAGTTGAAACGTTTAATCCATTCATTTAAGTATTTGATAAACAGATTTACTGCGCCCTCACCAACGCTGACAATCATGTTTCCAAGTTTTGCTAATCCTTTTCTAAATTCGTCAGAAGTTTGCCAAGCTCTAATAAGGGCAACCACAAGTAAAGCCAATCCTGCAACGACCAAGTAAATAGGGTTTGTCAAAAGAACTAACTGAAGAATTTTGAACACTTCAATAAAAGTTTTTACAGCACCAATGACTTTTCCAAAGATAATTAACAATGGGCCAAGAACAGCAATCACACCAAGAATCTTTAATCCTGTTTCTATTGTTTCAGGACTTAAAGCCTTAAATTTATCTACAAGTTTTTGAACTTCAGGAATTACTCTTTCTCTAATGACTTTGGCAACTTCAAGAACCACAGGTAAAAATACTGAACCGATTTCGTCTCTTAAACTTCCAAATTCTCTTGCTAAAACAATCATTTGACCTTGAGGGGTGTCTGCCAAACTTTGATTAAAGTCTTTGTAAGTAGAGTTCAGAACTTCAACTAACGCTGCAGCTTTTTCAGATTCTGTGCCGTTAGCAATCTTTTTCTTGGTGTCTTCATCAAGTACGAAACCAACCCTGGTTAAAGAACCAAACTGACCATTAAGGGCTTGTGCTAAACCGTTTGTCATAGACTTAAAATCTTCAGCAGTTGCAGCAGCACCTTTCTCTGCTGTTACATAATCTAAAATTGCTGGCGTTAATTTAGCAATAGTGCTTGCTTGTAAATCAAATGTTGAAAGTTGAGCTTGAGTGGTTACAATGTTTTCTTTAGAAACGACACCGACTTCTTCCAATGCCTGTGCTTGTTTAAGAAGAACTTGAACTTGTTCTGCAGATGCCCCACCTGTGGTCATCAAAATCTGACCTAATCTTTGTTGCGCTGCTGCAGCTTCCATAGCACCTTTGACCATGATGCCTAAAGCACCACCCAAAGCAACAATAGGAACTGTCACATTCTTTGTAAGACTTTGACCAACTTCTCCAAATATTTTGCCAACAGCACCAAATTTTTGTATTTGTGTTGTTGCTGTTTGGAACTCCCTTACAGCAGATTTAATTCCTTTATCATTGAAAGTTGTTAAAATCGGGACAATAATTGCCATTAAATTGACCTCTTAGTTTCTAATAATTTTCTATTTACAATTTCGGCATAGTTATCAACAATTGTTTTAATTTTCTGTGTCAGCAATGGTCTGAACTGTTCAACTGCTGGCCAAACATATCTGGATGG